CCTGTGGAGATAGTAGGTTACGAGGTCAGGGAAGCAGGAAGCCCATTGGCTTTAGACAATGGGTAGTTCACAAAGTGTTTAGAAATAAAGAAAACGTTAAGAAGTATTGTGAAGAACACAAGGATAAGAATTGTTCTTATGACGTTTGGGAACTTGATGATTGATTAAATGAGGTGCGTAATTGAGTTTTTATACTGAAATAATATTGCAGGGATACGTTAATATAGAAAATTCACAATCTCTTAAAAATCAATTTGAGAAATATTGTAATTGGTGTTGGGGTCATAGTTTTGGAAATTGTGATTTATGTAAAAAACAATATAATAAATTATATATTCCTTTAAGAATTAAAGAAAAACAAAAGGAATTAAAATTACCGATTACAAAGTAATAAATAACCCTCCGGCAATAAGTCGGAGGGTTTGTTTTATATAATTGTTGAAATTGTGAATTTAAACTTTATTCTGATATGGTTACTAACCAGTAGAACTATGGTAACAAGCGTTTAATTAGTTCGGTTGATAAAGTGTTAGGGTGTGAGATAAGAGGGTTTGTTTTACATCTATTACTCGTTGGTTGGAACTTCCTCTAAACGGTAATGTTAAATCTTTTTTATCTTTTTCAAATTTACCGTCTACTAAAATATCACATAAACTAATAATTTCCCAACGTGTTAGCCATTCATCCGCACTTGGACTAAAAGGAGTATATTTATATTCGTTAAAATTTTTCTCTAATTCTTTCCAAGTATATCCTGTATAAAGCCAAATAGTTTTGTTTGGAAATTGTTTTTTAATTGTTTGTATAATATCTAATACAGTTTCAAGATTGCCCTTATAAAGAGGATCTCCACCTGTTAAGGTGATACCGTCTATATAAGGCTTTGATAAACAATTTAAAATGTAATCTAATGTTTCTTTTGTGAAAAGACTGCCAAAATTAGGATTCCATGTTTGTTTGTTTTGACAACCAGCACATTTATGATCGCAAGCAGATACAAACAATACTGTTCTATTTCCTATTCCATTGGCAATATCACACTCATAAATTCCACCGTAATTCATTTATTTTTGTTCTCCTTTTTATTTAAATTTCATATGTTTTGCTCTCATTTTTACTTCTTGTTGCTTACCTTTATTAAATGCTGTTGTATAATCTCCTGTTAAGTAACCTGTCACTCGTCTTAATCTTTTTATATGTTTACCACCACAAATAGGACAAGTTTCTCCTATTTCATCTGTATACCCACAATCAGCACACATATCATTAGGTACATTAACAGCAAAATAAGGAATGTCTTTTTCCATTGCATATTTTACAATAGTTTCCAATGCTTTTATATTATTTTTTACAGAACCAGATAATTCAACATAAGTGATTGAACCTGCTGAACTATATCCAGTTAATTGTGATTCTATATCAATTTTTTCAAAAGGTGTCATTTCTTTCCATACAGGTACATGAATTGAATTTGTAAAAAATTCTTTATCAGAAACATTAGGGATTATTCCATATTTTTCTTTAAATTTTTGCATTGAAGTATAACAAAGATTTTCTGCCTTTATTTGGACTATATTTTCACCATGTTTCACACATGGGGCTACCCTTTCGCTTACGCTACTCTACTTTACCTTGTCGGATTTCGATAGTCTCTACACATTTATCTATCACTTTACTTTTATTATTATTAATTACTGTTGTTTATAAAGAAAATAAGTTCCACTTTTTGAATGGTTTGGAATACGATTTTCTTTACATTGAACTTGAATTGTTTTACTACTTATTCCTGTTTTTCGTTCAGCTTCCCAAGTATTAAAGTATCTTCCAATTTCTTTATGAGTTTTTAAATCATATTGAACTACTATTGTAGGTGGCTCTATTGAAACATCATTTTGGAATCTAAAATAATAGGGCTTCCTTACAGGTCTTTTATATTTTGCTTGTCTGGTAATTGTATTAATACCAATTCCTGTTTCTCGACTTGCTTCTCTACAACTGCCATATCGTCCTAGCTCTTTGTTTGTGTAAGTGTCAAACATAATAACTGGATTTGATTGAGAATCATCATAACTTTTGTCATTTACAAGAAGTCCGTCATTTACTGCTTTTTGAGTATTTTCTTGACAAGTTGTCCAATATAAATTTTCAACTCTGTTGTCTGACTTTATATTGTTTTTATGACCCACAATAGGAAAATTATTAGGATTTTCTAAAAAAGTTTCTGCAACTATAATATGAACTCTTCTTTGTTTGTTATAATATTCTTCTTTTTCTTTATTTTTAATATACTTAAAAGTACAATATACATATCCATTATGATTATTTGTAAACATATTATATTTAAAATATTTACCATAATTTTTATGTTTTACAGGTTCTTTAGAAAATCTATTCTTAATTTTTCTTGTTTCTATTCCATATACATTACCTTTTGTGTCAATCCAGTTCATAGTATTTTTAACTCTTATTGCATCTTCTGGTAATTTATCAAGTAAAGTCATTGTCACTGTCTCCTTTATTATAAAATTAATTAAATTATAAATACGGAGTAAAGTGATAGAATTTAGCACGGTATTCCTTAAGGTTCACCGTTTTAGATAGCTTTTTCACAATATATTACTATATTGGCTCCCACAGATACTATTTGTTGTATTCAGGAGTATAATAAACACCAAAGTTTAATTTGTAATTTTGTTTAAATTCTTCGCATCTTTGTTTAAAAAGTCCTTCAATTTCTTTTGCTAATCTCATACCATCTTCTGTTGTGTGGTCTTTTCCGATTAAAATTTGAAGAGTTTCTGCTAAACCAACTTGTCCTACGGCTAATGTTCCATGTTTTAATGCCGAACGTATTCCTTCCTCGGGAACATACCCAGCCATAACATTATTTTCATACATGAATTTGGCTGAGGTAGGAGATTGTGAACAAATCCATTCAAATCTTTCAAGTAACATATCTTTAGCTTCATAAATTTTAGTATTAAGTATTTTCATAAATTCTTTTATTGTGTCAGAAGTGTTATTTGTTTTTTCTTTTGCTTGCATTGCTAATGTTGGCATAATAATTGTAACAGGACAAATATTTCCTCGTCCGTCTTTTAACTGACCAAAACCATTAATATCCCAACCGTTTGCTGTCCTGCATCCCATCGTTGCAAAATACGTTCTAGGGTCATTCTTATCATACCCAAAATTACCACTCCAATCAACATTAGCGTAATTAGGATATAATCTTTGTGCCGTAGATTTTAAAGCAAGTTTAAACAAATCATAATTTGGTTCACCCTCTTTTTGATTTACTCCTTTCATACACTGAAAAATTCCACAAGGAAATATTGAGGTTCTATGAAGTTTACCAATACCTTTAATAGAAGTATCAAGTAATGCTTTTGTAATCATTCTACCCTCTGGTAATGTGCAAGTACCGTAATTAATTGATGTAAACGGCAGTTGGTTGCCACTTCTTGATTGTAAAGTATTAAGATTATGATACATACCTTCTACTGCCTGATACACTTCTTTTGTAGTCATGTTCATAGCATATTTATATGCTTTTGGATAAGTATTATAAATTTCTTCGTCAATAGAATGTTCTGTATAGTCCCATGCTGTATCATAAAGTTTATCTTCGCAATATAAAAGTCCATCTTTAAAATGTTTTCCAAAACTTTTTCTTACATAAGGAACCATTGTCCAATCCAAATGAGAAGCGGCTACACCACCAAATTGCATTAAACTTTGTAGCTGAAAGATTACTGCTACTAATTGAAATGCTGTACTAACAGATTGAGCAGGTCTTACATCTGTTTGTCTAGTGGTAAATCCAGTTGCTAATAAATCATCAAAAGGAATTGTTATACAATTATGACTACCAGTAGCATAAGAGTTTAAATCATGTTCGTAAATTTCATTGTTTAAATGATTTTCTCTACTCTTTTTAGACATACAGTTATATAAAGCATATTGTTTTAATACTTCGTCTGAAATAGAACCAACTTTTCCGCCAAAACTTTCACCATCTACATTAGCGTTTTGTCTATCTGGTTCAATAGGATTTAACTTTTCACTTATCATTTTATATAATTCTTCATTTGGCTCTCTCACCAGTTCTCTTTTATATCTGTATCTGATATATGCTCTAGCAACTTGTTTTTCACCACTATCCATAAGTAAATCTTCAACTTTATTTTGGATTTCTTCTACAGACATTTCATCTTTTAATTCTTTGTATTCAGTTTCAATTTCATCTGCAACATAATCACAAATAGAATTACCTTTATTATTGATTCCATTTTTAACTTCTATCCATGTTTTTTTTACAGCTTCTCTTATTTTACTTTTTTCAAACTTTACTTTTTGACCGTTTCGTTTAATTACCATTTTACAAAGACCTCACTTTCTATTTTGCAATAGGTTATCAAGCATTACAACCATGCTAACACCTATTTAATCTACTTATACGATAACTTTATCATTTGTGAATTTGAAACGCTTATACTAAGTATTACTATAAAACTAAAAACGTGCCTAACCGGATTTTCAAACAAAACCACTAGATTTAGGCACGTTTTTATTATAGCATACTATATGTTGAATTGTCAAGGTTTATTATTGATTTTCTTTCTCTTTTCTGCGATAGCTTCATCCTCTGAAAGTTTAATGAAATTTAATGGTAATCTGCCTTTAACTTTTGCAATGCCTTTAATATTTAACCACGCTTTTGCTATATAATTATTTAAAGACAAGTTATCTTGATTGAGTTTTCTTAAATATTCGTTATCACAGTATATATAGTTATCACTTTCACTATATACTTCGTAATATTCCCCCTTACACCAAACTAGCGTAAGGGGTTTTTGTTCATCTTCATAAATATCACAGAATGTTTTAATATAATATTTCATAACAGTTCTTCAACCTTTCTAACAAGGACGATTTTACAAACAGCAAGTGTGTTTGTATCATAGCAACTGTAAATCTGGTTCCAAACATTTTCATTGTTTTCAAATTTTTCGTTCCAAAAATCTTTAGCAATCTGTTTTGTTGAAAAAAGTTTAACATTGTGTAAACATACATCTTCTGTTCTTTTTCTAAAGAAATAATTATATTCGTTACTACTTTTTTTACTTCCGTCTTTTCTTGACCAAATATTAGAAGTCATTTCTTCTGTAAGGTAATAAATTTTACCTTGTTTATCTTTAATAGTAATAGCATATGACCTTTCAAACATATTATCATTTCCTTTCAATTTAATCCCAATCATCAAAATCTAAATCTAAGCTATCATCTTCATCTTCGTAATCTTCTTCATCTTCCGTATCAGAAACGTCTGTACTGTCTGTTACTGAGTTGTAACCCTCTGAAATTTTCTTATAACCGTCAAGCAAAAAGTCTTTCAACTGTGTCTGTCTGTTTTCGTTTCCATCAATAGGTATACAACGATTAACAAGTCCAATATCAGCAATATGAGTTACTTCTTTACTTGCTCTTGAAACGCCAGTATAAAGCAAATTGTTGTTATAACTCTTTTCATGGCAAGTTTCCGTAAGCAAAATAATATGTGGACACTGTGAACCTTGATATTTATGAATAGTTCCACAATATCCAAGTACAAGATTCTGAGCCAAGGAATAATCAAATACCACCATATCCTCATTGAACTGAATTATAATATTGTTAAACTGGTCGATTTCGAGTATTTTTCCAATATCACCGTTAAATACCGCAATCGTTTTCGTGATAAGTGTAGTATCGTTATTACCCTCGTCTAACATTTCTTTATAGCCCTCATAAGTAGGAACAGAATAATTATTCTTAGTGTTCATCACTATATCACCTTTTCTAAAAGTAATTGTTACTTTGCTGTACTGCCTTGTAACACTACGTTCATTTGCTTTAGATGGATTGATAGCCGACTGTATCATATTGTTAAGATTGTAAGTACCAAGTTCTTTAACATTCCATGGAGTAATAACAGCAATGTCAATAGGTTTAATACCTTTGTTGATTTTCTCTACATAAACATCTACAATTTGTTCTGGTGTACCGTCAGCTTTGATTAAAGTGTAATCTTTATTAGCACCAAGAGTATTGATAAGTTTGTCTGGATTAAGTTGTGTTGTGTAAAGTTTTTTATCGTAAATATCAGAAGCTACCGCTGATAAACCGCCTTGTCCATAACGGAATACTTTAGTTAATTCAACTTGCGGAATGAGTTTACTATTGATTAAATCATTTAAAACATTACCTAAAGAAATTGACGGTAACTGATGATTGTCACCAATAAGAATAATTCTTGCTTTTGGGTTGGTGCAAGCTTTTAAAATCATTGAAAAATGGTCTAAACCACAAATTGAAACTTCGTCTACGATAATTACATCAGAATCAATTTCACCAGTAAGACAACGTTTATGAATGGTTGAAGCGTGTCTATTAGTTTGTTCTGATAAACGTTGTGCGGCTCTGCCAACAGGTGCTAAAAGCGTATAAGTAATTCCAACATCGTCTAACATAGATAAAAGTGCTAGTATTGCTGAAGTTTTTCCACAATTTCCGCTAACAAAAATCTTATTATTTCTTCTTAAAACTAACATTCCACTAGGAACCTCAAAACAATATTTATAACCGTCTGTAGTTTTACATTCTCTAAAAGCATAAATATCTTCATTATTTCTATATTTTTTCATAGGTATTCTACGATAAGAATATTTGTTTTTAGACACATTATATTCTAAGGAATGATAGATTTCACCATTTTTTCCTATTTTTTTTCTTAATCTGTGTCTATCAAAAGTCTGAATTGTTGAATTATTTCCACAAACAGCAAATGCAAATTGAACAAAGTCTGCGGTTTCTTTTTTTGTTGTCGAAAATCTTTCGTGGTCGTTAAAAGTTGGTTGGTTATAATATTTAGCAACATTACCGTCCCAGTATATTACCTCTTCTGCAATAATTTTAAATTGTTCCAAAGTACAATTATACCAATACTCAGTAAATACTTTTTCTCTCCTAGGTGCGTTAAAAAAGAAAAACGAATATCCTTGTTTTGATTTATTGTTTTCTGTAGGTAATTTTTCTGAATATGAAATATTAGCTTGTTTTAGTAACATTCTCAAACGTGTTTTTTTTCTATCTTTTTTTACAGCAATTCTGCACATTTTAGTTTTTAAATTTTTACTTGAAAATGTTCCATCTGCCATAACAGCACACATAACTCTAATTTCCGCCTCTGTTAAATTAATTCCTTTTCCGTTATAAATAAAAGTAGTTGGTATTTTTTCTATGAAACCATTTTTTAACTCTTCGTCTTTTATTAAAGCCCATTCTAACTCAGTGAATTTTAAATTTTCAGTTCTATAATCAGCTGTAACAATAACATGGTCAGTTGACAATTTTTGGTCTAAAAAAACAGATTTGGTTTCATACATTTTATCACAAGGTTCTTTAATATATCTTAATGGTTTTACTAAAGTTGCGTTTAAATTCAAATCGCACTGTAAAACCTTATCACCTTTGTTGTATTCACTGATTTTTTTCCAACCAGTTCCAGTAAAGAACTCTGTTTCACAATCTACACAGCCACCTCTACCAGTAAGCATTACTATTGACTTTTCACAGAATTGATGTAGTAATTCACTCTGTTCTTCTGTTAATTCGCCATCTTTAATCTTTTTATACTTTTCCCAAGGTAAATCCAACTCTTTATTATTCTTAATCTTATCCAAAATAAAATTAGCAATATTACTTTCTGCTATATATGTTTCTGCTTTTGCAATACGTTTACTTTCATCATCATACCAGATAAGCGGACTATTAACACAAATATCTTTGATATGTTTGATACAATCTTTGTCAATTTCAGCACAATACATAGCCATTGTATTTGCGTCCATATAAGTATTATTATCTTCTTCGTTAAGATTAAGAATGTGTAATGCTAAATGTTCAATCCTATCATTTGTTTCTTTTAATTCTGGACGTATTTCCATAAGCATTTTATCCATTGTTGGAAAACTCCTATGTAAGTTGTCCATGAATACTTTATAAGGATATTTCTGAATGTTTTCATCTACATGCTCTACAGTACCGTAAAGGTTATCTAATTCTTGGCAATCCTTAATAGTCAGCTTGTACTGCTTGTTATTGGCTAGTATATAGTAGTATTTGAAACGTGTATTGATTTCTCTAATATAACAATTCATACGGTATTCTTTAATGTTTTTCAATTTAGATAAATCAATCTCATTTGCTTTACCATTGATAATCATGGAAATGAAATTAGGATAAACCGAAAGTAATGTATCAGCTTGCTTTTCTGTGGTGAATTTTGTAAGAATTTCCTTAGACTGTTCAACTGGCATATGGTCTAAGTCATTCATCATTTCATAGTCAGCAACTTTATCTACTGTGTACTGAACACCAAATCTAGGGTGAGTAGTTTCTTTAAGGTCTAAAGTATATTCTTCACCTTCATTAAGAAAAGGTAAATCACCAGAAATAGTAAAGTTACCATATTTGTTTAATACAATTTTATCTTCGTCTTTGTTGTCTGTTAAAATACAACCAAATGTACGGAAATTATTAGAAGCGTAAATTTGTCTAATAATTTTACATTTGACATTTTTAATAATGTTTTCCATAATGTTTTCTCCTTGTTTAAATTTGATAATATTATCTCAACTTTAGGAAAATTATAGCATAATTCAAGCATTTTGTCAATGGAAAATAAAGAAAAGAGAGAACTAAATCTCTCTTTTCCTTTTGATTTTTCTTAATTTCTTTGTAGTTTTAATGACCTTTTTCTTGCGATATGGATTACCATGTTCATTAGTAAAGTTTTCACATCTAGGGTTTTTTCTTGCTTCAAAAAAATTAAATGTGAATATACAAGTATCTAATTTATGGTTTTTATCGTAAATACAATAGTCACAATCCGAGCAATTTTCTTTTGGATAGATTGGCGGTTTACCTACTGGATTAGGCATTAGTTATCATCTCCTTCGTCCAATTTATCAATACGGTCAAATTGTAAATCTAAGCTACGGTCTGGGTTAATGTTGGTTACTTTGATTACACTGTGACGGTAAATAGAATTACGATATTTCTTTGCTACAAATTCGTCCTCACCTCTACGGTAGCCACTGATAATCAATATGTTTCCTCTTGATAACCAAGATTTATCTGCTTCGTATTCGTCTGTTTCCGCAATATCACGTTTATAATAAGCGTATTGTCCAGCGTTAAACTTAACAAGCACAACTTTTCCGTCAGTAGTCAATACATTTAATATATGTTTGTCATCAATTCTTGATAAAACGCAACACGCTATTTTAGACAAATCATAAATTCTCCAAGTACGTTTACCAGACTTGTCAGATTTTTCAATAAACTGTGGCTCTTGCGGTAAATCTTTGTAATCTTGAATATTATAAAAGTTTTTATCGATTCCCCATAACACATGTTTTTCTGGAAAATAAGATACAGTATCAAAATACCACATTTCTTGATTTTCAGTTTTAACAAGATTGAGATATTCATTCTGCCAATTTTTCTTATTAAATTCCTTTATAATATTCTCGTTATTCATTTCTTTTGATAACGCTTCAAGTTCTGGTTTTAATACTTTGTCTAAAGATTTATCTACTACAATAAGCATATCATTTTCATAGTAGTAATCTTTTTCCTCTGTAAGTTTATCAATATATTTTTCTTCAAAGTAAGGTCTTGCAAACTTAGGTTCTAGTATATAATCTTTTTTGGATTTAAAATTATCGTTCTTCTTATAAAAGAATTGTGGACTTAATACATACTTTCTAAATCTATATGCTTTTACAAGAGTAGGTGAAAAAGTACAACCCAATTCTAGGGCTTTAGGAAGATTAGATGTAGAAAGTTCCGTCTTAGCAGGAAACTCCCAAGTTACCAACCATTTAACCATTGATACCCTATCTGTAGAATAATAATTGAAGCAACCAGACTTGATTAACACAATCATAATACTACGTGTCACTGATGAATTACGATAAATTACATTACCTCTTTCATCAACTTTATTTGTAGGAAATTTATGAGTTTTATGATAATCATAAAATTCCTTGAATGAATTGTATGGTCTACCAGATAAAATATCTGAATAAACATCACGATTGATTTTGGTTACACCACCAAGCCCAAATAAAATTTTATCTTCCTCTACTAAAGGTGTAAAAGATAATTCAGACTTGTTAATATCTGGTGTATCAACTAATACATTATTTTCTTTTGCTTTATAAATAGATTGAGCAATTTTGCTATAATTTTTTGTATTTGAACTACGTTCTCTTTCATCTTCTGACTGTGACTGAGTTGTTACTACAGCACAATTCCAAAATACTTTTGGAAACTTAAAATAAAGATTCATTTCTTGAATACATTCTATAGAATACTCGTGCGAATGGCTACCATCAAACGCGTAAGCCTTAGACATTTCTATTTGAACTTTCCATAAATAATCAAGAAATGCTTTACTTCTTCCACATTCTTTTCCTTTTAAATATAATTTTTCTTCTGTTTCTTTTAATGCTTCTTCATTACGCTTCGCAATACATTTTCTAGCCCTATCTGCTTCTTTCATAGTAAAATTACATACATTTTTATCCATTAAAATAGCCATAGTAGTAGACTGAGTAATACAAAGTCCACTGTAAATTAATAAATATTTCTTTAAAATTTCTTGCTCGTCTTTAGGAACACCAAAATCGTCCATATCTTTGTACCAATCATTGATGTTCTTTCTGTAACGAACATATTTATCCATTGGCTGTTCACCATTTTCAACTTGTAAACGCATTAAGCCATTTGATAAAGTAAGTTCTGTAACGTTTCTTGGTTGAATTTTTCTTAAAGCTTGTTTACCTGCCATTGTGTCGTATTGAAAAGCATTTAACATTGTAGGTAACAAATCCCACATTTTAGGTTGCGATAATTCCAAGCTGTCATATTTTAAATATCTGTTATAAGTTTTTCTTAAAGAGCCTTGCCATTTAATATAATTATGTGCAAGCAAACTATCTAATTCTGCTCTAATTGTTTGCAAACAGTCAATGGAAAGTAAATCAAATTTTAAATCTCCTGCATATTCTGCATGGTGTAAATCAAACTGGCTTACGATACTTCCACTTGAAGAAACCATTAATGAACCTGTTTCAGTAAAATCTTCTTTAAGAACGTTTAAAGCACCTGCGTGAACACCAGAAGAAACTATCATTCCTTCAAAAGCCAAAGCCACTCTTAAAAGGTCTGGATATTTATTAATTTCTTTGATAAATTCTGGTACTTTTTCTCTACCTTTTTCTGGATTTCCGTATAAACAATCTTTTAAAGAATATATCTTTCCTCTCTTTACTTTAATAAGACTTTTAAGAAATCCAATGCTTTCGTCTGGTATTCCTAATCCTTTTCCCGCTTTTTCAAGCGCTGTTTTAGAGGAAAGCGTTCCCCATGTTACACACTGACATACTTTTCGTTCACCAAAATAATCTTTTATTGCTTTTATTATTTGTTCTTTCTTGAAACTTTGCACGTCAATATCAATGTCAAAAATACTTTCACTTCTTGCTATCGAGCAAAATCTCCACCAAGGATAAAATTCTTTTACATCTTCAAGCATTGGATTTATTCCAGTAATACCCAGTAAAAAGTTTGTAAGATAACAACCAGCGCTACCCCTACCAATCCCTACTAAACTATCTCCTTTGCTCCAAATTAAATCAATTACTTTTTGTACCACTGTAAAGTAATCTGACATTCTTTCGCCTTTAAATACTTTACCAAGACCAAAAATTTGTTCCATTTCAAGATTTTCTCTACTTAAATATTCATCTAAATTATACTCTGGATGAATTTTAAACAAATCAATCAAACCTTTTTCTATTTCATAATAAAAATGTTGTTCTTTTAAATCAGAAGAATTAGCATAATATTTAAGTAAAGGATATTTTTCATAATATTCTTTATATTTATGTTTAATTTCAAACTCTGGTAAGCTAGGTAAACTTGGCACTCTAGTAGTTTTTTTAATGGTAATAGGTTGTACTTTATCTGCAATTTTATTAGTGGTCTGAAACATTGTATCAATTTGATTATCATTAAAACCACTGTTATACAAACTTTCTCTTAATTCTTGTGGTGTAAACAGATAAGTAGTTTTATAAAACTTTTCTGGTTCTCTACTATCGCCACCATCTTTACTTTTTAAAAACGTAGTATGAATAAATCTATCTTCTGGTCTTTGATAATGAGCGTCAGTAGTAACAATAATAGGAATATTTTTTTCTTCGTGAATTTTCCATAACGCTTTATTTACTTTTATCTGTTCTTCGTTATCAGAATAACAAGGCTGACATTCAAGATAAAAATTATCTTTGCCAAATACTTGCTGATTCCATTTAATAAATTTATCACCATTTATCACATCATCTGTTAAGATACAATGTGGTAAATATCCAGAAACACAAGCCGTTGAAACAACTAAATGTCCGGGGTTATTTCCTACTACTTCTTCAAAATCTGAATAGAAATTAGGTCTACGGAGTAAACCTTTATAAGTATAACTCCGTAGCCATGCTCTAGCAGATAATTCATACATCTGCTTTAAACCCTCTGGGTCAAGTACATTTACTAAATAATGCCAATAATAAGGACGTTGATTTTCTGAGAATCTTAAATTATCTTCGTCTTGTGAAATTAAATAACATTCATTACCAAAGATATGCTGAAATGGTCTTTCGACATTTAAAGCATTGTAACTCTGTTCAAGAGTGACATATCCGCTACAGCTTTGATGGTCAGTAATGGCATAACCTCTAAGATTATTTTCATAACACCATTCCATACTATCTTTAATATGACATATAGCATCAGCAAATCTTAATACAGCCGAACTTATTTCTGAATGGCAATGCAAAGTAGTATAAGTATCAATCATATTAATTCTCCTTTAGTACAACTTAAATATATTTCTCTAACTTCACCTTATTCATTTTCCATAACTTCCAATTTTCATGCTCTTCTTTTGCTTTCTCAATCCCTTTATAAATCCTAAAACTCAGCACCTCTAAAAATTCATCAATCTCCATAATAGTTACCAACCCCAACCCTTCTTTAGGTTTAATAACCACTTCACCACATTTTGAATAATCAACACTCATTTTGTATTGTCTATCGAAAATGCTTTTCTTAAATCTGAACTGGCTATCAGTTTCTACCATTTCTTTAATAACATTCTCAATATCCTTATTTACAATTTTACTAATGTTGCTTTCTTCCGTTCTCTCAAACAGACTATTGTTTAAATCAATTTTCTTTACAATTCTAATCAGTTCATAAGTTACGTCATTAATCATGACATTCTCTCCTTTTACATCACAATTTCAATTTCTACGTCTGCACCAAAACTTTTCTTTAAATTATCAAGATAAAATGATAAACCGTCATTACCTACAATAATAATTTTTACAACATCATCATAAAATCCAAAATTAACTTTTGGCAGATTCTTAAATTCACCAATATTCAGCCATGGAATTTTAATACTTTCAAAAGGATTTAATCTGGAATAAATATATCCAAAAAGATAATTTTTATCAACATTTTCCATTAACCTTAAATTCCCTCTGTAAGTTTCTTTGATTTTACTACCATTAATCGTTGTACTTTTAATCTCTCTGGTAATACTTGGCTCGTCACTATCTCTTTGATAATGCTTATACATTTCTTTTCTCATGGCGTTTCTAGCTTTTTCAAAATCACTACAAACTACAACATAAGTTTTGTCTTTAAATTTTTCCATATATTTCTCCTTTCATATCATTTATTATACCATAAAATCTATATAAAATCAATACATTTTACCATACATCGTCCCATGAAATTGTTTTAGTTTCTTTTGTTTCTTGAGAAATTTCATTAATCTCCCATTCCTCAATAACAGCTTGATAATATTTCCGACCATTCCAGTAATTTATAGATAGGTTACAGATAGTAGAAACCAGTACAAGCCGTTCTGACATATCATCTAACCAGTTCTCGCTTTCTTTGAATTTAATGAATGTTACCCCATCCTTACTGAACCGTAACGTCTTTTTATCTTTTCCAATTACTTGCACATCAGAAACATTCAACTTAAAATCAATGGCAAAAACAGGTTTAATTAAATCATTATTCCAAATAGATTCCCATTGGTCTGCAAACCTAAACAAGCATTTTGGCAAATTATCTTTTTCCAAATCATAACTTTTTACAACTGGAATTGACGGTAATTCTATTTTTTCATTAGTAAATTTGTCTTGAATATATTTATAAATCTTTTCTTCATTTTCTTTTTTATATCCAATTCCAAAGGCTTTATCGTGCCCTTGTGCAATTTCAAATAACCCACTATCTTGACATAAATTAAGAATTTCATAATTAGACCGGCAAGAACCAGTTACACAACCATTACTTTCATGTGTAGCAAATACAATCGGAGTTTCATCTTTCAGTTTATTAGCGATCAAACCACTGTAAGGATACTGTTCCACGTTTTCAAGATACTTAATGCCTAACAACGGTACATTATCAGTGCGTAGAACCATGCTACAGCCGTCTTTGACTGTTTCAGCAACAATCTTATCCTGTATAGTTTTCTGGTCTTTAATTTTGGTTAGTACGCTTTCAAACATTTCTGAATGACCATCAGTAAAACAGAAAAACAATTCAGCTTTCAACTGTTGGTTGTCACTCCTACATACTGCATTAAGATAGGGGCATATCATAAACCCTATTGACTTCCAAGTAACTTCATTAGTATAATTTAAATTTTCATTTAGATAAGCTAAAAATTCATTCTGCATATTTGCTATAGAAGTGCCTACCATTAGAAAATCTCTATTCTCTTGTGAAAGCATATTGCAATTATCAGATACTAAACTAAATGCTACCAAGTCTACATATTTTACACTTGCACTTGCTTTACAACTTGGATTATTATTGCAATAATATTTAATAAATTTATTCACAACGCCAGTACCACTAAGGCACTTATTCTTTACACAACCTTGTTGATTGCTAATCACCACTGTTTCATAATTACTAATATATTCCCTTTTATACGGAGCAATCTTGTGATGGTCTATTATCAATATATGGGTATTAAGGAAATTCAAATCTTCTTGTGCTTGATAGTCATTGCTACCTGCATCTGGCACAATTAACAAATTGATTTCATTATGTAGTACCCAGTTCTGTACGTTTTCTGTAATACCATGTTTTTTATCTGAATGAAAATATATGAAAATAGGATTCTTAACTTTTAAATCGTTTTTAAGAAAATTATACATCATAACAGCAGAAAACAAACCATCACAGTCGCAATCTTGTACAATTCCTATATGATTAGTTTGATTGCTTAATATCTTGTGTAATAATTCTTTTCCTTCTTGCATATTATCATATCGTTCTGGGCGTTCTACGTATTTGTAAGTAGGATACAAATATTCTTCAACATCTTTAATATCAAACGCTTCTAAATATTGTTCTTCCCATCTGGATAAATCAATATTAGGTAAAATTTCTTTTACTTGCATATACACTCCTTATACTAATAAAAGCACCCTTGTATAAGAGTGCTTTTACTTTTTTCTGAATTAATCTAAGTTGAATCCATTTGGATTATGTCTAGTTTTTACTGTGACTTTATTACGTTTTTCTTTTACAGGTTTCTTTGATTCAACTTTTACTAAATTGCTTACTTCACCGTTTTTGCTAACTAACATTGCATCTGCTACAGAAATTTCATAAGCAATCTTTTCTTCAACATTACCGTTTTCATATCGCTTATTGTACTTTCTACTCTGAACACGTCCATGAATATTAACCTGTGTACCAATTCCTAATTTACCAATAGCAGAAGCGGCTTTGCCCCAAAAGATACAAGGAATGTAATAAGATACACTACGCTTATTTGTATTAATATTAACACCTAACATAACATCAGCAATAGTTCTTTCCTGTTTAACCCAAATACCTTTCTCATCTTTAAGACCGGGGGTTTTTCTTACAATTACATCTTTTACAATATAACCAGTAATTTCAATGTTATTACTTGGTTTTGTATTGTCAGCAACGATTAAGATATTATTTGGTTTAACAAATAAGATTAACTTACTCTTGCCGTTTTCAATATGCTCATTGTAAGAAGCCATAATTCCCTCAATGCAGACTGTATAATTCTGTGAGCCGTAGGACTTTTCCTCAGTAAGTGAAAATGCTTCTTTAAGGACTTTTTCAGAAGCCATAATAGGAAGTACATCATCAGTACCACTATCTCTTTTTACACAAATGAAACTCTTATAAATATTTGCTCCTTTTGTGGAATGATGATAAGTAAAATCCTCTGTGATAGTTCCTGTTAAAACCACCTTGTTAAGTTCTAACTCTACTTCTTTTAATTCAGTTGTGTTCTCTGCCATTGTTTATATTTTCCTTTCGTTATTAATTTGATAGATTTATCATAACATATTTTGTACAATATGTCAATCCTTTTTGAAATGTTTCTCATATAATTTTATTAGCCATTCTGCAATAACAAATACAATAGTTAATACAATTAAAATCGGTGAAATTAAAACAACCAATATCAGTTCACCGAAAAATCTTAACCAATTATATGATTTTTCTTTATTGTTCAACGATTTCTCTTTTTTCATATAATTTTTCCCATACTTCCTTGCCTTTATCAGAGGGAGAATCTTTATAGCTTAACAAAGGTTCTTTATCATTATCGTCATAGATAACATAAATCTCTTTTACAAAACCTTTAAACTTATCAATGATTTTGTTTACTTTTGCTTTCCATTTAACATATTCTTCCGTAAGTTCACCATTATCATCATATACCGTATGATATTGTTTATCTAAAGCAATTCCAATTCTTTCAACACCTAATTGGATAAGTTTATTTCTTTTAGCGTTTTGCAAATTCATTCCAAACATACCAACAGTATTATTGATTGTTAATATATCTTCCATTTGCATTACACTCTTTGGTGCTTCAAATAAAATGGCTTCTTTGGTATTTTCTATATTTGCTTTTGTCCAGTTTAATCCATACAAGACAGTAGAAGCGTTAAACCTATATTCTGCGTTGTTCTCTACAAGTTTAACTGGAAGATACTTGTACCCCGTTTCTACTAACTCTGGATTGAGATTTCTGCCATGTAGACCAACCAATTCCCCTTTCTCATCAAAAACAGGAATCACTATTTGTTGAGCATATGGATAAAATCTTATTCCAAACATTTCCATAGTCTGAATACTTATACCATCATTAAGAAAAGAAGTGTGATATATTTTTGGGAAAAAATCTAAGATAGCTTTATCATAAGTTTGTGTGAGTGAATCTCCGTTTTTTATACGGATATATCTGCTTAAATCATCTTCCCAATTATATACTTTTGTACTTTTCTTATGAATCCTTTGTATATCATCATACGGAATGTTACAAGCATCACAAACATATTGTAATGCTTCTGGGAAAGTATATTCCTCTCCCAGAAGTTTTTTTCTTTTCTGAACTAAACTATAAATAGAGTAAGAAACGTCACATATATAACAGAGAAATATTTTTTTATCTTTATAGAAATAAAGTTTATTCTTTTTGCCATCTGGATTTCTCTCATGGCATATAGAAGTAAATAATATTTCTCTGTCATTTTCGTGAATCACTGTAGCACCTAATGATACAGCAACTTTTCTATAATCATCTATAGTTAACTGTTTAGTTAAACGTTTTGCGTCAATACCCATGTTTGACCGCCTTTATCTTTACTTTGTTTCGTTTACTTCTTTCATTGATTCCTTAATCATTTTCTTTAATCTTAATCTTTCAGTTTTATATTCTGCAATATAATCAGCTAATTCATAAGTTTTCTTTTTCATCCTTCTATTAATCAGTTCTGTAATAATTCTTTCTACAGCCTTATCAATAGAAGAATAATGACCAAGTACATTCCATTTAGTGTACTCTTTACCTTTAGATGATAATTTTGCACCACTATCTTCCTGTGCAATATACTGGTAAGCATCTACTACAATATAAAAACCGTCAATTACATGAATCATTTTTTTATTCTCCTTTATATAAATTATTTAATTGAAAGTGACTGACTAACTCTTAAACCATCTACACCATCAATATGTTTTCCTTCTTTTTCTGCGACTTTTACATCAGCTAACAAAGTTTTCTTGTCAAGTTTCTTTTCAGTAACTACATTAAAATACTTTTCTGGAATACGGCTTTCGTCTAACTGTCCTAACTGTGGTGCGTTATTTCTTACTGAAATAGTATATAAATTACCACCACACTTTTTAGTATTTGTGGTCTGCATAGCATATAATAATGCGTTTTTAAGTCTTTCGATAGCGTTTTCTGCTGTTTTCTTTCTTGCAGTCAATCTATCAATTTCTTTCTTGATATTCTCAATCTGACCTTCGTATTCTTTAATGACGTATACATAATTTTCTGCCTTAGTATCTAACTCCCCAGACAAGCCCTCTAATGTATCTTTCAATACATCTGAATCTGGTTCATCTTCAAGCATAATCATTAACTGCATCATCTCTCCTGTGATTTCCCTTAAAGTTCCTGTTACTGCCATTTTGTAAAACCTCCTTGTTTATTTAATCTTACTATATATTTTTTCTAAAAAACAAATCCAACTACGGACTGCTTTCAGATTCAGCTTGATAACTTGTATACCTACAAATCTTAGAACGTCTGTTACCATGTGTTACTAACTCCTATCCTAGTTTAATATCTGTCTTATCCACGTTAATCGGCTGATTATATTGGTCTGTACAAAAACAATCACTTATTCTGCCAGTTCCCATATCTACATTAACCCATGCTTTAATATTCTGTCCATAACGTGAAAATCTTGTTTTAAAATTATGAAGAATATGAGTAGGTCTTTTTTTACTTCCAAACCCTTTACGATTGATTAATGTATCTACAAGTTCCAATTCTTTAGGTCTAAGATAAGATAATATAGCACCATCATCTAGTTTAGTCTTAATCTGTTTAGAACCATAAATACATCTTTCATCTAAAAGTTCATTGACTTGTTCATTACCATTTAACTGAGAACCTGTACAAGTACCTATATTAAACTCCTCAGATAAGCTTTTAAGCGTGGTTGTAATCTGAAAAAGAACTTTATCCTCTCGAATAGGAATACTTGTCATTTGTTTATATTCAGTTCCAAACTCTGAGTTGTCCCAAATATAATCGAAAAAGCAATAACTCGCTCCCCATAAATGGCATTGACGATATATTTCTTTTAACTTTGTAGCCGTAAAATCTGGTTGGTCAAATAATTCAATATGACTTTCATAAAGAATTTTTCCTGCTTCAATCAAACGTTCTTTTTCAAATTTGTTATATTTTCCGTCAAGGATTTTATGATATGGAACGCCACTTATCCATGAGATAAACTTAGGTTGAATTTCAGTTGATAAATCCATTTCTGTATTAATCATAAATCCATCACCAGATTTATAAGGATTATCTACATATTTTTCTTCGTCAAAATCCCAATAACGATTAGCACATACATTACATAAATCACCAATGGAAGTTGTTGTCTTTCCTTGTCCAGATGAACCAGACCTTAATAATAAATGTCCTCTTTGCCAACCTCTATATAAAGTAGTTAAATATTTACTTTGAAGTATAGCACCAATAACAGGTTCACTTTCAAAACCATTTAAAGTATCTTCCCATTTATCACCTGCTCTTAATGTTTCTCTACATAATTCTGTATTAAATTCCATTCTAAGAGAGGTCATTTTGCCCTCAATCTTATTAAGAATTTCTTGCATAGAAAAACGATTAAACTTTTCTACTTCTGTTTCTTCTGGTTTAGTTTCATCATAAAATTCTGTAATGTCGATACCTAACTCTTTAGCTTTTCTAAGCAAACTATATTTTCTAATAATATTATAATGTAGTTCATAATTATCTACATTAACCAATTTCTTAATAGTTGCTATAAATTCAAGATAATTATTATCTGTACAAACTTCTAATTGTTCTGGATAATTCTGTAAAAATTTATCTAAAACAATTTCGTCTATTTGTTCTGCACCATTTTTAAATAACCATGATATAGATTTATATAAAATCTCATGGAATAAAATAGGTTTAAAATCATCTGAGTTGATAGGAAATTTCTTACTAATTGTTAAAGAGGGATTTTGTAATAACACCCCTAAACACATTGAAGCGTCTGACGCTGAATAAAGCATTTACAATTCCTCCCATTTAGGAATATTTGTTTCTTTTTTCTTTCGCTCAATAAATATCGTTTCATCTTCTTCAATTTTATCTGTAATCTCTTTAATTTTTCTTTGCTGATTCCAAAAATCTTTAGCCTGCACATAATATTTTGGAAAAATCTGTCCTAATCCCCATTCATTATTCCAGTCCAGTTTTAAAGTTTCGTGAAAAAATTTCAATGTCATTATCATTCCAGTCCACTTATATCCAAACTTGTCATGTATCAATGGAGCCTGCCTTTGCAACAAAGGAAAATCACATTCTTTATTACTCATATTAAAATAAATGTAATCAAGAAACGTTTCTTCAAAATATGCTTCGCTACCAACATATTTATTATTGTATTCACTTTCTGAGCAATAATAATAATTTTGTTTTGTTGTGAAAGCTTTATCTTTCTGTATCTTTTTGCCACAACAACGGCAAACAACCGTCTTATCAGCATTATTACTATTCATTTTTTTTGCCGATAATTCCTTTGTTGCATTATTGTAACATGTTTCATTGCAATAATACATTTTTGATTTATTTGGGTCTACAAAACTTTCTCTTTTATAAATACTTTTTTTACAGTACCTACATTTTACTTTTGTATCACTTTTTTTATTTTTTTCTTCCATATTATTTCCCTTTCGTTATATGTAAATTCTATCATAAATTATATATTTTGTCAATACAAAAATGAAACTCTTTACCATAAAAGTAAAGAGTTTCATTAAAAAAAGAAAGGTACTAACAGATGAAAATAAAAAACTTATAGCTTCATGCTTTTTAAGTTCATTTTTTACAGCAATATTTAACAACGGCTTTGAATGCATTTTAAGTTTTTTAAAACATATAATATCATACTCAAGATAACCATTATGATGCTTTCCTAGTGTTCCAGCACTAAGGAGGCATTTTTATATACTTAGTTGATAACAACGGTTTAAAAATTTACTTTATAGGCTAAAAGAAATTTTATCTTAACATTGATGGAGAAATAGCATTTTCTCTAAATTCATCAAAAGCTGTGATACCGACAATCCGGTTAGCTTTATTCTTTTTTTCTCTTAAACTACTATCATAATCATCCAGATAGTTTTTAAATCGTTCTTCTTGATTTTCATCCATAATAATATGAATATCTGGTTTTATTTCTTCATCGTTTCTAATCAGTACGGCAATATATTTGAACCCAGTATTCATACTCATTATATACTGATTAATAAAAGTTTCTCTACTTATTTTTACTTGCTTGTATCTGGATTTCTTTTTAGATTGAAACGGCATTTTTTATACCTCTACAACAATTCCTCTGTCGCAACAGAAGTCCACAAAATTATTATAAATACTTTCAAGACAAGCAAGTTCATCATCTGTAGCAGAACTAATCTTCCTACCCTTTCCTAACTGGTCGGCAACAACTTGATTAATATATTCTGGATAAGTTTTCCAAAGTTTCTGTACATATGGCTGAATTAAAGCTAACCATTCCTCTTTAGTTGTTACGTTTTCATAAGGCTTAAATGTAGTAAGACCAACATTTTCATTTTCAGCAGATTTCTTAATAGCTTTTTCCATTGCGTCACACATATTCTTTGCAGTAAATGGGTCAATGAATGTCTGAATAGCATATCTGCTTCTAGCAAATACATGAGAAGTCTGCTTACAAATACCAGTAGACATTATTGTTTCATTTGTTTCTGGGTCGATACCATTTGATTTAAGATAAATTGTAAAATCACAAATATCTCTAATCATACGCATAGAAGATTTAACATTTCCAGAACCTTTAGGCTGAACAAAAGTTGTAGTTTCACCTGTTAATTCATCAACGTGATTCTCATCAACTTCCTCGTGAGCAATGAAAATAATAAAATATCCCTGTGATGTAAGTTTATTAATCTGCGTTGCAAATTTACGTCTAGCAATCTTATAACCGTTAGATTTTCCTTCAATTTCACTTAAATCTCTTACACCAAATTCTTTGCATACAGACTGTTCACAAAGGTCAACAAGGTTCTCCGCAGTATCAATAATTACTGTAAAAAACTTTTCATGCATTTCTTTACTTGTCTGTGGTGCTGTAAGATAATTCACATTAGTTGTAAAATCAGCCCAAGAATTAATAGCAATTTTATAACCTCTAACACCATTACCGCCACTCTCAGTCATTAAAAGTAAAGGTCTTTCACATTTCATAGCTTGTGTTGTTTTTCCAAGAGAATTACCAGAATATAGTAAAACACGTTGACCTGCTAAACCTCCTACCATTTCTTCAATTTCAAGGTCTAAAAGTGGGTTATTTCTTTTCTTTTCGTCTGCCATTGTTTAAATTCCTCCATATAAAATCATTATGTTTTATTTATATCAATTTTTATTTGATAAATTAGTATAAACGGTTGGATTTTTTTAGACTACCAATTTATCATCTAACCTACCCCAACCGCTTATAACCACTTTATACTAACTCATAACCACTTATTTTTTAGAAAGGAGCGTCACCCATATCAGCCATGTTCACATTTGGCTTACGTCCACCAAGACCTTTGCCGCTTGATTTCTGAGAAGAACCACTATCTTTATTTTCTTTTGCGTCCTTTTCAATCTTTTCAAGTTTCATTTTACGTTCATTCATAAGTTCTTTCATTACTTCTGGTGTGAAAGGCTTTTTCTTTTCGTCCTCAGTATCATCTGTATAAGCAGGCTCACCACCAATTACAACCAGTTCTAATACATCAAATCCCTCTGCTACCTTTGCTTTTCTACCAAATCCCGCAGATTTCTTCTTTTCGCCACCTACATGACGCATAACAAGTTCAACACCTAAACAGCAAGTATCACCTACTGCATAGCCATTTACTACTGTTCCATCATCATCAGTCCAACCATTTACAAATGCTTCTGCTAAATCTTCTGGAACGATTAAGCTATAAGGTTCTGCTTCGCTGTTAAAGTTGATTGTGATAAATTCTACAAGTAATCTACCTGTTTCTTCCGCTTCTTCTGTATCACTCTTAGGAACCGTCATTTCTGGTTTGATAGAACGAATAACACCTTCAAGTGAAAAATCTGTCTGAGATTCTGCATCTGAATTTTCTCTATTCACAACTCTTAATCTAATCTGTGGTGAGGAAACCATTTTACCACTGTTCTGATTATATCTATCCCAACAACTAAGTCCTACAGTAGCACCAATAATAGTTGGTGTAAGTGACTTATCCTTTGTAGCTTCTACAGCAGATACATAACTGTTATGAAGTGTTTCAAAGTTTGCGTACAGCTTAGTTTTTGTACCATCTTTCTTACACTCTGGACAATTAACTCTTAAATTAAAATCACCATTTACAGTAGAAACTACAATATTTCCCTGTACAGCATTGCACTTAAACTTAGTGTTATCATCTTTTGTTAATTCAATCTGCTTAATCTCTGTATTCTTTTCAGAAAGAGTACCAATTAAAAGTCCTGTGTTAGTTGTCTGTCTTACATTCTTCATAGCTTAATTATCTCCTTTGATTTCTTTATTTGATTTTAAATAATTACTTTTTGTTCCATTTTCTACTATTTCTTTTTTTGACAACTCAGCGGCACAAAAGGTACTGAGGTCTGCGATATTCTTACCTCTGGCAATCATATCTTGCACAATCTTAATTGCGGAATAGTAACCGCCCATAGCCGCATTGATAGCAATTTCTTTTTCTTTCTGCTTCAAATTTTCTGTAATCTGATTGATTACTCTCTGCTTTTTGCTAATTCTTGGCAACTTGATTTTTCTCCTTTCTTATTGATTTATATAGCAATAATACCACTACATTACAATTTTGTCAAGGATAATATTGCTAAATTTCTCAACAAAATCATTAGCATTATCGGTATACAAAATAACAAAAATAGAATTAGAAATATCCATTCCCATAAGTCCGATTAATGATTTACCATCCAAAGTCTTACTGTTATATCTAACATCAATATTATATTCACAGCTATCAGCCCACTTATTAAACTGAAACAAATCTTCTTTATTATTAAATTTTACTCTGTAACAAATTCTTTCCATATTGCCCTCACTTAGAAAACCAATGATTACCTAACTTAGTAAATCCACGACCATTAGATTTACCAGTAGAAAAATAAACATATTCAGTTGTTGATAGTGATGTATTTCCATTCTCTAAAACATATCTTACAGCTTCAATATTTTCCTCGTTAGGCGTTGTTTTACTTAACATTTTAGCTGTAGAAAACTGTTTCCTTTGATAAATAACATCGTTCACGTTATCTGGAAAATCACTACTAAGGCAACGGTTTAACACTACTTCTGCCACTGCACGTTGCCCCTCAATACTTTCGCCTCTTGATTCGCAGTAAATCAAACGGCTCATCAAGTCTATATCTTCTTCTGAAATTTCAATTTCGTCATACGGATTCAATTTAGTCATTTCATCTGCAAATGACGTAGTTACAAACAAGTAGCACATGGTTAGAACGGCTACAAATAGCTTCATCTTATAAATTATTGACTTCAATACAAAATCTCCTTTATCTCTTTTATACTAGCTCATATCACAACTTATAAACTTCCATATATAGTTTCACCTACTTTCGCTAAACTTATCACATTTCAGTTCCAAAAATTGTATTTGAATTTCTACGCTGTTAATCAAAGTTTTCTTTTCTTCTGGTGAAATTATCTCACCAGAAGTTTCAGAAAGCAATGTTTGTACTTTGACTAAAAGCATTTTTGCCCTTAATAATTTTTCATAATCTCTAGTCATATTCACCTCTTAGAATACAGATACCATAGCTTTTCTAATAGTTTCTTCGGTATTATGAACATATCTTTGGGTTGTTGATAAATTCGCATGACATACAACCTCTCTTGCAACAGCAACACCGTTTTCTAAAGCTACAGCCGATATAAAAGAATGGCGTAAACTATGATTAGTTATATCCTCACTTAACCCTGCTTTTTTAGCGTTTTTCTTTAGCATTTTAGCAATTAAATCATGCCGCATAGGAGTACCATAATTACTTACAAACAGATTATCAATACCACTATCCTTACGAACCTTTAAGTATTCGTCAATATATCCTCTGCACTTATCATTAAGATATACTTTTCTTTCTTTGTCACCTTTAGCAACGAATACGATTTCATCTTTCTCATACTGCTCTACAGTTAAATTTATAAGTTCATTAACTCGCATACCAGTTGAAAGGTATAATGCAATGATAGCTTTATCTCTAGGGGATTTAGCAACGTCTAATAATTTCTTTGCTTCGTCCATAGGGATATATTCTTTTTCGTGATTCTTCACTTTTGGAATTTTGATTTTAGCAGAAGGATTAGTAGAAATAAATTCCATGTCAGAAAGAAAATTGAAATAGGATTTAATAGCTGTCAGTTTACGTGCTGTTGTAGCACTGCTGTACTCACTCATAGACACTTTGTAATCGTAAATATCAGCATATGTAATTTCGGTTTCGTCTTTGCCAGTAAAATCAAAGAACTGTTTTAAATCATTCTCGTATGCTACCTTTGTATGTTCACTCTTTAAACCATTTAAAAATCTTGTAATATTTGTCATAACTTTTATTCTCCTTTGTTTTTATACATAAATAATAGCATAGATACTGATTTTTGTCAATACCTATGCTACATTTTCTTATAAAAAGTATTACATTTTTGTTAAAAACATTTTTTATCTTTCTTATCTTTATTTCTTTCAAGAAATTCTCTAATTAAAGGAATTTCTGCAATAAATATCCTAGTAATATCATAATCACAAATCTTGCAATGAAGATAAGCATTGTTATACATTGGATAAGTAATAGACACTCTACGTTTACCGCACTTAGGGCAGTATAAATTATTCAGACGTTTCATCATTTTTCGTCTAGCTTCTGCCTTTTCTTTATAAGTTATATCTTCAACATATCTAAATATCTTGTCTAATTTTTCCCTTGCTAATTTAGCTTCACCTTGCCAGAGAACTTTTATTTTTTCTGTTTCCACAATTAAATCTTTTACTTCTTCATCAAGTTTAACACTATAATCTGAGTTCAATGTTGCCACTTTTAACAGTAAATGTGTATCATCATACTTCTTTGACTTTAAAACAAAACATAAAAAGTTAGGATATAAATAAGTAGAAAAGAGTACAATACGTCTATTAACATCTACTGTATATTTCCTATTCTTCTTCATTGTTTCACTGCGTTTTTTATTTGCTCTACGCCTAGCCATTAATGCTCTACCTGCCAAATTTATCTCCTTCCGTATTCCAAGTGTCTACATGATTCCAGTACCATTCTAAATAATCATCTTGATAAACCTCGGTGATTTCTTTTTTGCCATAATCATAAGCAAAATTAATATTCTGACTTGCTGTATCAGAACTACGTGTCACCCAAAATACTTCTGTGATATTTCTAAAACTTACGTTTTTTATACTGTGAAATTCAGCCCAAATTTCAAATATCTGTTCTGCTTCATATTGAGTTTCAGCGGCAATATTAATAGGTTTTGCCACTCGCCTACGATTGGTTTCACTATCAAGATAACTAAAATAAAAAGAATAAACATTAAAAGTCGGATTCTTTTTTTGCTCTTCTTCATCTTTTTCATCTAATAGTCTACGTTTATAACTTAAATATTCATCAGCACTATCAAAATTCAAAGGTCTTTTTTTAGTTTTCAAAATAATCAACTCCATTTTCGTCTAATTTACATTTCAATTTTTTTCCTATATCTTTACATATTATTCTAACTCTTTCTCTTGTTATTCCAAATTCAGAAGCTATTTTCTCTAATGTGTCACCTTGTAATCTCATTATGAAAATTTCATAATTTCGTTTTGAGATTTTTAATTCACTAAATGCTTTTTTAATATCATTCTTAAAACAAACATTATTTTCAAAAAACGAATTTTCATTTACAATAAAATCTAAAATATTATAACTCTCTTTATCTTTATCAAATTTATATTCAAAATCCAAAGATAAAATCTCTTCGTCTGGAATATACTTAGCATATTTTTTATTTCTTAATACTAGCAGATATTCATTTTTCATTATTTTAATTAAGTAAGTGCTTAATTTAACACCTTTTGTTTCGTCATAAGAATTAATGCCTTTCATATATCCAATAGCAATTATATCATACCACTCTTCTATATCTAAATGATTTTTCCAACAAAACCAATAGATAAGATTGTGGTTTTCTTCTGCTAGTTTCTTTCTATCAATAGAGGGGGTAGTTTCCACTTTTCACATTCCTTTTATAATTCCTATATTAAAAACCGTTTTAGATTTTCTAATGTCTTATATACTCTATAATATGCTGTGAACTACCCATTGTCTAAAGCCAATGGGATTGCGGTAGCCTTATTTCAATATTTCCAGTGCTTTCTTTGGTACATACCAAAACATCAGAACTTAAAAAACAATTATAAAGTTGCCCTCTTATAGACTTTTTACATGGTTTTAAAAATCTTGTATCTGTTTTGTCACTAGGAAATTTATAAAAATCTTTCATTGCTTTATATCTGGATTTTGCATTACCGTTTTTATCCAGAGAACTATTATAGATTTCCTCTGAGATTACTTTCTTCAATTCCTTAATTTCGCCGTTATTTAACATTTCCAGAATCTTTTCGTTTTTCATTTTTGATTTCTCCTTTTTAATTGTTTTCTTTAATGGCTTAAATCTTATGGTTATAATATACCACTGATTTATAGTTTTGTCAATGGTATATTATAACTTTTTTTGATTTTTTAATCTTCTACTGGTACAACTTTAACAATAAAATCGTCATAAATATTGATTGTATCATTATCGTGCATTGTAATCTTGTAATCATCACCAACTACAGCATAGTAATGATCGTATTCCCACAAGTTACCGTCTGCATCCTCAAAGGTTGATACAATGTCATTACCTTCACAAGAAACACAAGTCATTACTTCTGTTCTGTTTGCAAGTGTACAGCAATAAGCAAACATTCCTGTAAATCCTATAATTCCTAAAACTGTTAATAAAATCTTTTTCATATCTTTGTTCTCCTTTGTTGTAATTTCTATGGTTATAATATACCATATAATCATATAAAAGTCAATGGTTTATTTAAACTTTTTATATTTTTTTGCAATAAAAAAGAACGTACTTTTATACACGTTCTTTTCAATCTTAACTAAAACACTTCTGTTTCTGTTTCTGTATAATCTACTTCAAATGTTTTCTGATCTGTAGCTTCTTCTGTCTGCACCTCTGTTTTGTTTTCCTCTGTCTGTACTTCTTCATCTGGCTTGCTTAATTCGTCAATATCAACATACTCTGCCACGTTTTCAGCTTCTTCCATTTCTTCTGTAAAATCTTCTGCATCTTCGCTGTATACGTTTTCAGTTTCTCCGTTGAAAAATTTTTCATATTCATTCATAAGTGCGTTATGCCTTAATCTAATTTTCATTCTACTTGCAGAACTATCAAAAAAGTTATTATTGAATGTTTCGCTGATAGTCGGCTCTTTTGCGTTCTTACCACTAAAGAATTTATCAAGAAAACTTGCAAATTCTTCTGCAATTTTTCCGTCATTCATTGCCTGTTCTGCAACAGGAATTAAAGATAAAAATGTTGTCTTGCCAACAATTCTTTTTTTAACTTTCTTACTTTCCAGAACGTTGTAAGTTTCTAAAATATAATCAAAAATACCATTTAACTCCTTTTTATCCGCTTCTGTAATATCAATAGATTTCATTAACGGTTTAACGTCCTTATTGAGCAGTGACGGATTATCATTATTTAACATAATATAAGATTTTACAACGGTATCAAATGCGTTATTATCTAACGTTTTTTCGCTAAACATCAGCTTAAAAATATCATGGTTCGCAATATCAATGATTTCATCTCTTGACTTTGCTTCTGCTCTGTTTCTTTCCGCTGTGGTTAATGCTTTTCCGTTGTTTAGCTTAAGGAAAATCATGTCTGCTTCTGCATCCGTTGCATTATCAATGTAATAAACAGTGATAGAACGTGTTAAAAAGTCTAGTTTTTCATCTTCTGTTAAATCTTCAAACCCTATACCGTTAGGACTTACAAGTTCTCCGTTGCGCTCAATTCTGTAATCAAGTTTATCCCCTTCT